ACTCAAGGTACAACAGGAACTCAAGGAGCCGCAGGTACTGCTACTCAAGGTACAACAGGAACTCAAGGAGCCGCAGGTACTGCTACTCAAGGTACAACAGGAACTCAAGGAGCCGCAGGTACTCAAGGAACTACAGGAACTTCTGGTACTAGTAATATAACTTTAACGCAAACTGGATATTCACCATGTCCATACCCTATGTCTGCAAGTGGATCGACAATAACTGTCGGATCCAATAGCAATGCTTATGGAACTAGATATGTTCAACCCACTGCCCCTGCAAGTCCTTGTGAGGGTGATGTTTGGTATGATACCAGCGGAGCTACTGCAATCGGATCAATAGATAATATAGGATCAGCAAATCAAGTTTTATATAAAAATGCATCTAATATTGCGACTGGTTCTAATAATTTGCAATTTGATGGAACTAATCTCTTTGTGGCGGGAGATATTACTGCATATTATACTTCAGATCAAAGATTAAAAAATAATATCACACCAATTTCAAATTCATTAAATAAAGTACTTTCAATTAGTGGAAATATATTTGATTGGGATAAAAAATCCGGAAAAACGGGAAGCGAATCTGGAGTTATTGCACAAGAAATACAAAAAGTTCTTCCCCAAGCAGTCATTGAAAGAGATGATGGTTACCTTGCAGTCAAATATGACCAGATAATTCCTCTTTTGATTGAGGCAATTAAAGACCTAAAAGAAGAAATAAATGAACTAAAACAGGAAAAAAATAATTAATTGAATATCAATCTAAATATTTAAAATATTAAAATTTAATTTGTTATGCCAACTTATGTTAGAAGTTCCGGGCAGTGGTTGCCTGTATCTGGATCTAATGTTACGGGTACAGCTTTTCCTTCTGGAACTTTGATGTTGTTTCAACAAACAGCAGCACCAACTGGATGGACAAAACAAACTACACATAATGATAAAACATTAAGAGTTGTATCAGGTTCTGCAAGTTCTGGTGGTTCTACTGCCTTTACTAGTGTCTTTACTTCTAGAACTCCTACTGGTACTGTTGCCAATACTACACTTTCAGCATCTCAACTGGGCAATCACACTCACTATTATGTTGCTCCATCATCATATCCATATGGATATGGTGCTGCATCATATGGTAAAACTGGAGCTACTAATTTTAATCAACCTTCTGGAGCTGGTGCAAATACTGGAGGAATTGATCAAGGTTCTGGTGGTGCTCACAATCACGGATTTACTGCGACTGCAATGGATTTTGCGGTTCAATATGTAGATTTAATTATTGCTTCTAAAAACTAATTATGTTATACTGTAATTTTTAACTATGGCTAAAATGAAACCGGGCGATTTTTGCCCCTTAATTAAAAAAGATTGTGTAGGAATTAAGTGTTCTTGGTATACGCAAATGCGAGGGACCAATCCAAATACAGGAGAACCAGTTGATGAATGGGCATGTGCAATTGCTTGGATGCCTATGATGGCTGTAGAAATCGCACAAAAATCAAATCAAACTGGTGCTGCTGTAGAAAGTTTCCGAAATGAAGTTGTAAAAGGAAATCAACAAAATCAACAACTTTATATTCAGGCACTTCAACAAGGAGTTGTTCCAACACAAGTAACTCCACTTAATCCACCACTTAATATTTTAGAGTCAGGAGAAGTAGAATGAGACTTACATATATTAAATCGGACAAAAGTATAGGAATTGATGGTGTATTTTTAACAGTTGATAATTCTTCTTTTGACCAGGAAGTTGATGCAATTCAATGGTATGAAACTTATGGCGAAATTGAATTTATTAATCGCCAGCAAAAAAATAATGAATTTTTTGAAGATATTAATTATATTCAACTACTAATTGATTTGTGGAATATAGAAAAAGAAAAACAAGATCAATTAATTGCCGAACAGGAAAAACAAGCACAACAAGATAAATTAAATTTACCAGGTATTCAATCTGAAAATCAAAAACTTTTAGATAAAATAAATTCAGGCATTTCTACTTAATATGGAAAAGAAATTATACATCTATATTCACATCCCAAAAACAGCAGGAATGTTCATTAAGAATTTACTTAAAATTCATAATGCAACCTCAAAAATACACGACCCATTTACTAATGTAAATGATTTTTCAATCCCGGTTAAAAATGCTCCTACAATTGAATTTGTTAAGAAGGCATTGCCCGCAACAAATTCTGATCAAGTTGGATTTTTTGTAATTGTTAGAAATCCATATGATAGAGTTCATAGTTTATGGAAGTGGTCTAGACAACATGGAATATTAAATAGTCCAGATTTTCCAGAAGTTCCAGAAACTTTTGAAGAGTTTGTAAAAAAATTTGGAAATGGTGATTATAAAAAATATCATTTTATGCAGTCGCAAGTTAATTATATAAATGGAGAAGATAAAAGTAATATTAAATTATTTAAATTTGAAAATATAGAACTGGTGAAAGAATTTTTAGCAGAGTGTAATGTCGGATGGAGTGATTATCAAATTAATGCTATTCCTGGACCAAGTTATAAAACTGTCTATACTCCAGAAATGGTAGAAATTATAAAAAGGTATTGTAAAGATGAATTTGAAAGATTTGAATATTCTACTGATTTATGATTAAAACATTCAGAAATTTTATTACTTTAGAAGAATGTAAACAATTATCTGATATTGCCTTAAATGGCATTGAAGAAGGTTGGATTAGTTTGGGGGTTTCAGGGGGAAATCATCAATATAAAAAAAGATTAACCAGTAGAATGCATATGAAGGATAAAAAATATCCTGAACTTGTAACTGATATTTCAAGTAGAATTCGTGAATTTATGGGAATATCACATAGGCCATTAATTCTAGGACACGGTAGTGAAGGTGTGGTAGTTTCGGTAACTTATCCTGGTGGTGATGTTTACTGTCATCGTGACCCAAAAGCAGAAAATGGTTGGACAACATATCGTTGCAATATAATGACTCAAGCAGCAGATGAAGGTGCAGAACTCTATGTGGATGATGAGTTGGTTGATATTAATGTTGGGGATTTGCATTGCTATTATGCTTCAGAGCAAACTCATTATGTAACTGAAGTGAAGGGTGAAACTCCAAGAATACTTTGGATGTTTGGGGCTCATCGTCCATATGAAGATTTTATAATGGGCTATACGCCCTGACCCCGGACTTCAGATTTATCTGCCTTTGAAACTTGATAAATAAGATAAGCGTAAAAAAGTATTTGAAGTAAATAATGGAAAATAGAGTACCATTAACGACTAACAAAGATAAAAAAAGAATTGAAGAACTACCAGTTGGTAGTAATTTAGACTTAACTAACAGTGGTATAGTTAGTGCGGTTTCTATTCAATCTGAAAGATTTTATGGTAATCTTGTTGGAATTGCAAGTACTGCACTTACTCTTCCCAATGCTGCAAATATTTTATCAGGTACGGTTGATAGAGCGAGGTTAACTGGATTATATGATATAAACATTAGTGGCACTTCAGATTATTTAACAAGTGCAGAAAATATTTTATCAGGTACGATTTCTACTCAAAGACTTGCAGGTTCATATAATATTGATGTAGACTATGCTAAAAAATCAGGAATTTCTACGAATGTAATTGGAGGAATTGCCTCGGTTACTCAATTAAAAGTTTCTGGAATTTCTACATTAGGAACTATTCAAATATCTTCTGGCATTATAACTGCCACAACAGGAATTGCAACTTACTATGGAGATGGGGTAAATCTTGTAGGAATTGTTACTCAAATTATTCCTGGAATTGGTGTTGATATTTTTGGAACTCAAGACCCCCGTGGGTTAGGGAAAGGTATTGTTAAGATTGATGCTTATAGACCAATCGGTAAAACCATTTATGTTTCTCAAAATGGTGATGATAATAACACTGGACTTGCTGAAAATCATACCAAAAGAACTATAAAGGCAGCAGCAGCCGCAGCACTTTACGGAGATACTATTCAAGTATTTCCTGGTGTTTATATAGAAGAAAATCCAATTATTTTAGCAAAAACTGTCTCAGTAAATGGAACAGAACTTAGAAACTGTGTGGTTACTCCTAAGTATCCAGACCAAGATTTATTTTATGTAAATAACGGATGTCATATTAATAACATTAGTTTTATCGGTCAAAACTCTACAAATGGTGCCTCAATTGTTGCACTACAGCCATTAAAGGGAACTGCAGCAGATAGGTTCTTTGATGCTGCAAGAATGATTAGAATGAACCTTGATTTTATTGCAAATGAGACTGTAGGATATTTGACAAGTACTGATTACAGAAATCCAGCATTTTCAATTGGGATATCAACTCAAACAAAATGTCTTTCAGATATTAAATCGGTACTAAAAGCAGTTTGTTTTGATATTACAAGAGGCGGAAATTCTAAATGTGTTGGAGCAGGTAAAACATATTATACAGATGCTGGAGCACTTCAATATATTGTTGGAGTAAAGACGGAAACAATTGATGCATTAAATTATGCTGTTGGAATCGCAAGGTCTTGTATTAATAATGTTACCTTCACAAAGCCAGGCGGAGGAAATTATAGAAATCACTTTACCCAAGTAAAAGATTTGGCAATGCAGCCTGATGGTGCTTATGGTAATCAAAATTTAAATAGTTGTGCGAATGTAGTCTCAGCAATTTACTCCTGTGTTGGTGTTGTTACAGCAATCATTAATCAAGGTTTAAGTGTTCTTGGTGGAGCAGGAATTAATACAACATATCCAGGAAATCTTGGTATTGGATTTACCACAACTCTTGGCATTACTAGTGCGGTTTATGATAATACCACAGGAAATACCATATTAAAAATTCCAGGATTATCTGTTGTGCCGGGAGATTCAATTGAAATTTATGGATTAAAATTCTCTTGTAGTTCTGGCGGAAGTATTTCCACTCAAACATTTCCATCAGGAGCATATGGAAATGAATTTTATGTGAATAAAGTGAATAGTGATAATTCTTTTGCAATTAATACTGGAGTATCTACAATTGCACATAATTATGTTGGTGGTGGATGGGCAGTTAATCGTTCAATTGGAATTACAACAGTAAAATATGATAATATTTCTGGAATTGCAACAATTACTGCTACTGGTGCTTATGTAAAAGTTGGTAATATAGTCACTTTGATTGGACTTGGATTTACTTGTCCTTCTGGACCTGGAATTGTAACTTATCCAAGTGGAAAATATGGATATAATTTCCCAGTCACTCAAGTAATTGGAGCTGGAACAACATTTGTTGTAAATGTTGGAACTTCTACACTTCCTCATACTTATGTTGGTGGTGGGGTAGTTAAACCTGCATACTCTAAAGGTGTTGGTCCAATTACTCAAGGACCTTATATTAGAAACTGCACTAACTTTATTCCCAATAGTATTGGAATGAAAGTAGATGGATTTGAAGCAGAACCAGGAGATGCTGATGATATTGGCGTAACTGGTACTATGAGTGTAGACAGTTATACTCAGTATAATCAAGGTGGTATCGGAGTTTCTATTACTAATGGGGGATACGCACAGTTAGTTTCTATCTTTACAATTTGTGATGATATTGCAATCTATACTGCAAGTGGAGGTCAATGTGACCTTACAAACTCCAACTCATCTTTTGGTAATTATGGATTATATTCAAATGGAGTTGGGGATGCTGGAACAAAATCAATTTATCGTTACACTGGAAAAACTGTAGGAGCTTCGGCTATAGAGGATGATGTAGTTGTAGTTTCTGGATTAGGCAATTACAGACCATATGATGGACAGGCAATCTATTTTGATACTTTATATTATACAGTTCAAACTATTGTAGTAGATAACCAAGGAAGTGGATATTCTAGTACTAATCCACCAAGAGTAGATATTGACTTCCCACAAGGACCGAGTGGCATTCGCGCAGAAGCATCTCCGAATGTTATAGATGGCAAGGTTGTTTCTATTGATGTGATTACGAGTGGAAATCAGTATTTGACTGCACCTGCAATTACAATTGCTCCCCCTCCAGGACCAGGAACTCAAGCAACGGCACATAGTACAATCAATCCAATTTATTATAATGTTGAGAGTGCATCGTTACCAGTGAATGGAACTTCAAGAATAGTATTAACTAGTAGACTAAATAATGATATTCCAGAGGGCTCAACTGTATATTTCTCCAGATTAAGTTTACAAATTGCAACTACTATCTCATTTGAATGGGTTGGAGCAGGAACAAATATTAATACTGCTAAACCTGCACTTGGGGGAATTACTCTTAAAGATAATGAAGTTGTAAAAAGAAATGGAGGTCAAGTCGTCTTTACCAGCACAAATCAAGCGGGTAACTTTAGAATTGGAGAAGGAGTGACGGTTAATCAATTAACCGGAACTATTTCCGGAAGGTCCTTCAGCCAAAGCTTACTAAATACAGTAACACCTTTAATTATCGCATTAAGTAAATAAAATGGCAGTAATTGCACTTAATAAATTTAGAACCATAAGATATAAAATCACTTCAGGACCTGTAGGAATTTATACTTGCCCTATTGGAGTAGCATCTATTGTTACTTTATGCCAAGTAACAAATATTGCAAATGATGGGCAAACTTATTCTGTGACTGGAATACATACTCGTGGGACCGAAGGTGCATTTAAATTTGCAAATCTTCAGAGTGTGCCAACGAATGATAGCATCAATCTACTTCCAGATGGCAAATTAGCACTAGAAACTCATGATACTATAGTAATTCAGGGAAGTGTTAGTGATAAAATGGACCTTATTTTAAGTGTCCTAGAAACTGCAAAACAATAAAATAAATGGGAAAACTTACATCAGGAAGAGTTAAAAGAACATCTCCATCCGGAATTACTTCTGATAGATATCAGTTTCTTGGATTAGAGCAAGCAGAACCTAATCTAGGAGACCCATTAGTTGGACCGTCTTCTATAGGAGCAAATCCGATTAAAGTAGGTGCATTTTATCAACTTGCAGCGATTGCAGAACATCCAGGAGAAAGATACTGGAGCACTCAAGTTGGTATTGGTACTACTTTAGGAATTATAAGTGTTTATGCAAATGGAGAACTTCCTAATAATGCTTTCGGTAGAATACACGGATTAAACTTTGTAGGAACTGGAGTAACTGTAGAAACCCCAGCGGTAAGTTTTATTGGTGATGTAGGTATTGCAACTATTAGAATTTCAGTAAATGATGTTTCAAATCAAGGACAGGTTGGGCAAGTATTATATAACGGACCGAATGGTTTGGCAATTGGGGCTACTGATTTAAATTACTATAATGGTAATGTTGGAGTAGGAACCACAAATCCATCAGATAAATTGGATGTAAATGGAACTATAAGACTTCGTTCTGGACTTAAAGATTATTATGGAAATGTAGGTGCTGAGGGTCAATATTTAAAATCAACCGGAACAGGGCTAGTTTGGTCTAGTTTTACTTCATTAAGAAGTGTTTATAATTATACTGCAACTGAAGGACAGAAACAATTTGTTGCCTCTGGAATTAATACTGGTTATGTAGATGTATTTTTAAATGGTATTCGTTTAGATAATACGGATTACTCTATAATTGGAATTGGAATTAGTTTAGGAGTTGGTGCTTTTAGTAATGATGCAATCACAATAGTAGGATTTAATACTGTAAATGCTGGTAGTGGTGGCAATGGGGGCGCAAGTTCTCAAACATTAGACCAAACCTTAGTACTTGGAAATTCTTCAAGTCTTGGAATGTCAGTTGGTGTTATAACCGCAACTAATTTTGTAGGAAATGGTTCTGGACTTACTGGTATTATTGCAGCTGGCACTGGAATTGGTATTAAGGATGATGGAGTTTTGGTTGGTACTGCAACTACGATAGATTTCGGCACTAATCTATCAGTATCAGCAATATCTGCCGGTATTGTCACTGTGACTGTATCTGGAGGAACTCAAGGTTCTCAAGGCATTCAAGGTTCTCAAGGCATTCAAGGTTCTCAAGGCATTCAAGGTTCTCAAGGTATCCAAGGTTCTCAAGGTATCCAAGGAACTCAAGGCATTCAAGGAAGTCAAGGCATTCAAGGAACTATTGGGGATACTTATTGGAGTTTGACAAGTGTAGGTATTAATACTTTATCTAATGTTGGCATTGGAACTACAAATTCAACATCAAAACTGACAGTATCTGGCGATGGATATTTTACTGGTGTTGTCACTGCAACCTCATTCACTGGTTCCAATACTCTTAAATCCAGAACAACTGTAATTGGTGTTACTACATCTATTACAAATAATGGAATTGGTAATACTGATATTACTGGATTTAAATCTTATGCATTGATGAAGGTTGGATTATCTACCACCGGATGGTTAAGACTATATACTGATAGTACTTCAAGAACAAATGATGTAAGCAGAAGTGTTGGAATTGACCCTACACCTGGAAGTGGAGTGATTGCAGAAATTGTAACCACTGGTATTTCAACCACTCAAATTATTTCTCCTTTTGTAATGGGTGGAAACTTAAACAATCCTGCTGATAATACAATATATGCAGCAATCACAAATCTATCTGGTTCAACCACAAGCATTTCAGCACAACTCACAATTCTTCAAATGGAGGTATAAAGATTAATGGCAATCACAACAACAACAATTCAAGTAGCAGCAGGAACAACTAATTGGTTGCCAAGTGATGTAATTGTGGGTATTGAAAGTGCCTTCACTTGGTTAGGATGGCACAATGGAACTTCAATAACTGGTATTGTTACTGGTATTATATCTAAATCTGGTGGAGGAACTATCACTGGAAGTAATTATAATTATGAAAATAACAGCACTTTTTATTATAATGATATTCCACAATCTTCCACTTCAGGTATTGGAACTGGAGCAACCTTTGATATTCGTCGTAGTGCTGGAACAGTTTATGATATTCGTGTAAATCGTCCTGGTTATGGTTACACAACAGGAGAAGTAATTCAGATTTCTCCAGAAAGTATTGGAACTGCTGCAAAAGGTGCTACAGGAATTGCAGTAACTGTTTATGCTTCTGCTGTTGGTTATGGAACTACAAATGCATTCTTTGTCAAAGATTTGGGCAGTGGAGTAAATGCAACTCCTTGGGGAGTCCTAAAACTTCAACAGCAGGCAGGTAAAAAATATGGGAATACTTATTATGGATTTCAGGTAACCAATTATAATAATAATTATACTGGTTATAGTAATCCACAACCATTTGGATTGAGATTTTCTTCTGGATCAGATTTCCATCCATATAATGTAAGCAACACTAACAATTTAGGAATTGGATATTCAAGTCGTTTTTGTGGAAGTGGATTGGATGATGGTGCTGGAAATATATCCTCCCCATTAACTGATACGACTTATGTTCAATTATCATCTAATATTGGGGGGTCTTATCCTGCTGCTTCATTTAAATTCAGAAGTCAATTTGCATCATCATTAAATTATCCATTAAATATTAACATTTATCGTTCTGCAATTGATACTAATTTTGCTGTAATTTCTTTTGCTCAACCTGGAATAACTGCTGCACAATTATCTAGTAATTCATTCTGCACATTCTTTATTCACAAGTATTCATCCACTCTTTGGGATTTGGATAATGTATTTTTGGAAGGTATTACGCAAATTGTAGGGGAGACTGGAAATTCATCTTATCCTGGAATTCGTTTTACTTCTTGGATTGGTGGAAATGCGAGTGGGGGGGATTATAATAGTAATTCTAAGACTGCTTGGAGAGCAGCAGAAGCAGGATATATGATTCCAGGTGCAGCAGGAACAAAAGAATATCAATTAACTTCTAGATATGCTTCTGCAACTTATTATAATCAATATAGCAATAATATAGAATCATCTACTGCAGCATCTTCTAATGTAAGAATCTATAATCGCAATAGTTCTGATATTAATCAAACTATAAAATTAGGAACTGCAATTAATTATAGTAATGATCAAGGATATAATCCAAGTGTAACTTCTAGTGCAAATTATAATGCCGTCATCAAAGGTATTCCACTTTCAACTGTAATGGTTCCTTGTCCTTATTATCTACCTGATGATTTCGTTTTAATTGATTTTAGTTCTGCAACAGACCAACAAATTATTCAACAAGGTGATACTGTAACTGTAAGTGGTGGCGAAGTTTATACGGTCATTACTGGTTCTTATAATCAAACTACAAGAACTCGTGGCATTCTATTCTGTGCGAGGAAGGTTTGATGGCAGACTTTAATTTCTCACTTACTACGGCAGTTGTAGGTGTAACTACCACTGTTGCTTATAAAGTTCAGGCAACAAACTTTACAATTAACTTTACTCAAAATCAACTCAAAGATTGGAGTTTTAATTTAGGTGCAGCAGTTCCTGGGTGGTTGACTGGAAGAAGACCCTCACTAGGACAATTGTATCCTCGTGGAGTTTATAATAAATAAACATATAAGAAAAGAAGTAAGAAATGTCTAATAATAGAGAAATTTCGCAGTTATCATCAATTATTAAGGTTGATGATACCACAAAAAATATTGGTATAAATTCTACTCAACCAACAGAAACTGTTGATATTGTTGGTAATGTAAAAGTATCTGGGTCTATATATGGAAATCTCATAGGTTCTGTAGATTTTGCTAACTCTGCAAATTATGCTAATGCTGCAGGAATTGCATATACCATTTATGCAGATAAAGCTGGTATTGCTACTGATGTAATTGGAGGGGTGGGGTCTCTCACACAACTTAAAGTTATTGGAATATCAACATTTACCAATGGCCCAGTTCTCATAGGTTCAGAAACTTCAACCGGAACCACAGCACAACCACTTCAAGTTATTGGTGGTGCTTATGTTTCTGGCAATTTGGGTATAGGAACCACAAATCCAACAGATACATTAGATGCAAATGGAACTATAAGAGTTCGTTCTAGTCTTAAAGATTATTATGGAAATGTAGGTACTGCTGGTTCAATTTTAGTATCAACAGGTGCTGGTGTTTCTTGGTCTACTCCTGTTTCTGCCGGTATTCAAGGAACTCAGGGACTTCAGGGACTTCAGGGTATTCAGGGAATTCAAGGTATTCAGGGAATTCAAGGTATTCAGGGACTTCAGGGTATTCAGGGAATTCAAGGTATTCAGGGACTTCAGGGTATTCAGGGGGCATCTTCAGGACCTGGAACTCAAGGTATTCAAGGTTCTCAAGGTATTCAAGGAACTCAAGGAGCATCTTCAGGACCTGGAACTCAAGGTATTCAAGGTTCTCAAGGTATTCAAGGAACTCAA